CCCCCCCTTTCATCCCCCACACCCAAAACGTCCCTGCCACCCAAAATTCGTTGCAAGTTTTCTTGCACTGCTAAACTAAAGATGTTATTTGGCAAATAAGGAGTGAGATATGCCGAAGAAAAGAGGCCCCGCGCCCATATCTGGCGCACAGATGGCCGAACAGAAAGATTTGTTCATAGAATTGGTGTCTGACGGCCTGTCAGCGCGTAAGGCGTGTGCTAGTGCCAAGCTGCCTACGTTTCCCACTATCAGCAAATGGCTGCGTGATGACGGCGAGTTCCGCGACAAGTATCGTGTGGCTATGGAACTGCGAGCGCAGAAGATTGATGACGACATTGACGATGCTATTGAGCAGATGAAGTATGGAGAGTTGGATGCCCAGCAAGCGCGTGTGGTCATTGATACTTACAAGTGGCGAGCAGCGAAGCTGTATCCGAAGCTGTACGGCGAGAACCAGAAGGTCGAGCATGAGCATAAGGTCGTTAGCTTTGTCGATGAGTTGAAACTTGCTGCGGCACAGATTGAGCAGCAGCGACTAGCTGACAAGACCATTGAGGGCGAGGCTGAAGAGAAGTGAAAAAAACCGAAAACACTGATCTGCTCGTAAAGCTGCACAACGACCCGGTTCTATTCGTTGAGAGCATTTTGAAGGTGACACCCCAGCCGTGGCAAGCCGAAGCGTTGAGGGCGGTAGCCAACAATGACAAGGTGAGCATTGCGTCTGGTCACGGTGTTGGTAAGACTGCCTTTCAAAGCTGGCTCGTGTTGTGGTGGCTGATAACGCATTATCCGTGCAAAGTTGCTGTTACGGCTAACACGGCGCACCAGTTGAGCGATGTTTTGTGGACTGAGATCGACAAATGGGCGCGACAGTTGCCGGAAGGTTTCAAGCAGTTGCTAGAGTTCAAGAGCGACAAGATTAGCTTGAAAGGTGCGTCAGATAGCTTTGCCGTTGCAAGAACCAGCAGACGCGAGAATCCAGAAGCGTTGCAAGGATTTCACTCAGAAAATATGCTGTTTTTGTGCGAAGAGGCGTCAGGTATTCCTGATGTTGTCTTTCAGGTCGGTGAGGGCGCAATGTCCACCGCTGGTGCTAAGACGGTGATGTGCGGGAACCCTACACGTTCTGAGGGTTTTTTCTATGAGAGCCATCATAGCCAGCGCAAAAACTGGTTTACGATGACGGTAAGTTGCCACGATGCCACGACTGTTTCTGAGCAGTTCTTGGAAAATATGAAGGAAAAATACGGTGAAGACAGTAATGTTTACAGGGTTCGTGTCTTGGGTCAGTTCCCTACCCAGTCGGATGATGTCTTGCTACCACTACATCTTGTGGAAGAAGCGACTAAGAGAGATGTTGAAGCGTCACCCACGGCACCTGTAGTTTGGGGCGTAGACGTTGCAAGATTCGGCGGTGACAGGAGCGCCATAGCCAAGCGTCAGGACAATGTGTTGTTGGAGCCGATTAAGACGTATCAGGGGCGTGATTTGATGGAGATGGCTGGTATTGTGCTGTCTGAGTTTGAGGCAACTACATATCGTTTGCGTCCTCAAAGCATATTTATTGATGCTATTGGCATTGGTGCTGGCTTGGCTGACAGATTGCGTGAGTTGGATTTACCAGCCGTTGCAATTTCTGTGTCGGAGACTGCTAGTTTGAAGGAGCGGTTTAATCGGCTGAGAGATGAGTTGTTCTGGAACGCCCGTGAATGGTTTGAGGCAAGAGATTGCAACATTCCGAATGACGCGACTTTGATACAGGAAATCACTGGCATTAGGTACAAATACCTGTCTAATGGTAAGCTGAAGGTCGAGAGCAAAGATGAGATGAAACGTAGAGGCCAGCGTAGCCCGGATGTGGCTGATGCGTTTGTGTTGAGCTTTGCTGAAAGCGGTGCGATTGCAGGAGGCTACTCTAGAGGGTATAGTAGCAAGCGCAGTCTTAAACCAAACACAGGATGGGTAGTATGACTGACAATATTCTGAAGTTTCCGAAGCGCGATTTGGACGTTGATGTTGAGTTGGAAGAAACTCAGGAAGAATATGAAGAGATGGTCGAGGCCATTGTGGTGATGATGGAAATGCACACTGCTGGACTTATTGTCACTTCTGACGCAAAATGGCAGCATGTGATGGACGCGGCTATGTCTGTAGCTGTTAATGCTGGCCTGAGAGCCGGGCTGTCTACGGAAGAGATTGAAGAGACTTTTGAGTCTGTTCGGGTGCAAGAGGTTAAATACGATGCCTAAAGATCCAAGGCTAGAACGTGTTGGTGTATCTGGCTATAACAAGCCCAAACGCACCCCCAATCATCCTAAAAAGAGCCACGTCGTCGTGGCTAAAGAAGGCAATCAGGTAAAGACAATTCGTTTTGGCCAGCAAGGTGTTAGCGGTGCGGGTAAAAGCCCACAAACAGCGGCTGAAAAAGCGAGGCGCAAGTCATTCAAGGCAAGACACGCGCAAAATATAGCTAAAGGTAAAATGTCAGCGGCTTATTGGGCAGATAAGGTGAAATGGTAATGGCGTATAACACTTCAAAAGCAAAAGGTATGAAAGAGCAACTTGGCAAGAAAGGTGGCAAAAAAGGCACAGCATGTGGCAAGTATGCCAGCCGTAAGTAATGCCGGGTCTGTACGAGAACATTCATAAGAAGCGTAAGCGTATCAAGGCTGGTAGTGGCGAGAAGATGCGTAAACCCGGTACGAAAGGCGCACCTACGGTAAAGGCGTTCAAAGCCGCCGCCAAGACTGCGAAGAAAAAGTAATGCCGCTGAAAAAAGGTTACAGCAAAAAAACCATCTCGCAGAATATTCGCACCGAGATGAAAGCCGGAAAACCACAGAAACAAGCTGTGGCTATTGCCTTATCTACGGCTCGCAAAGCAAAGAAGAAAAGGAATAAAGCATGAATATTTGTGATAACTGTCCTATGCCCCGGCGCTGTGAACCAGCGGGTCGTTGCATAGTCTATAAAAATGGTGCAGAACCTGTTATATTAGCAGAGCCGGAACCTGTACCTGTTAAAACATCAACAGGCGTTGGTATGACATCACCACTTCGTAAAAGCGCAAAAAAGAAGGCCGCAAAGAAATGAAAATGCCAAAATCAAAGCCGATCTATGCAAATCCTAGCCACGCTATGAACTCCGAAAGCACTGGCCCGTCCACCACCATCAAGGACTTACCCGGCAAGATGCCAAAGCGCAAGCCAACTCGCCGAGTTGCCAATCAGTCCACAGGAAAGTTTGCAAGCGACTGATGTATACACGAGTAATGATGCGGCCCCGCACACAGCGTCGTAGGCCACTGGAACTAAGCAAGGAAGTCCAAGCAAAAGCAGAGACTTCCGTTTCAGCATCTGCGGTAGTAGAAGCTGTTGAAAATGTTGGCTTTTCTGCCTGTAAGGGTTGTGTAGCTAAAAAAATGTGTAAGGCCAGCGGCACTTGCATGTATGGGCGTAAGAAGCCGAAGGAAAAGTAAGATGCCAGATATGGATGATTACAAACTTAATAGCATTGTTTCTTCGGAAATTACCGATGCGCTGAACCACTTTGACAGTGAGTTTTCTCAAGAGCGTATTCGCGCTATGGACTTCTACCTTGGTGAGCCATTTGGCAACGAGGTAGAGGGCAGATCATCTGTAGTAAGCACAGAAGTCGCAGACACAGTTGAGGCTATTATGCCTAACTTGATGCGCGTCTTTACAGCCAATGACAAATATGTACGTTTTAGCGCTCGCACGGCAGAGGATATGGAACGTGCAGAGCAAGTCAGTGACTATGTAAATTACATAATCAACCACGACAATGAAGGCTACAAGATACTGTACAACTGGTTCAAGGACGCCTTGTTGTTCCGTCTTGGTGTGGTCAAGTATTTCTATGAAGAGGAAGAAAATGTCACTGAGGAAGAATATAACGGGCTTGATGAAAACGAACTTGCCGTATTACTGGCTAACCCAGACGTTGAAGTGGTTGAGCAGCAAGAAACCGTTATTAATTCGTATATGGAAGATGACGGAACGGTGGTTCCTCTTGAGAGTTCGTATGATCTGTCTGTGCGTGTTACGGAGCGTAAAGGCAAGATTAAGGTCATAAACGTACCGCCGGAAGAGTTTCTGGTTAATCGCCGGGCTACCAGCTTAGATGAGGCGTATTTCGTTGCCCACCGCACCACAATGACAGTGTCAGACTTGGTGGCTATGGGCTATGACCGCGAAGAGGTCGAGAAATATGCTGGTTTGTCAGATCTGGATGTTGATGAAGAACGCACAAATCGTTTCCAAGACTTAGAAGCAAACACAGGCACTGACGCGGCTGACCCGACATTGCGCGAGGTCGTGTACTACGAGTGCATTATGAAGGTTGATTATGACGGTGACGGCATTGCAGAGCGCCGCCGCATCTGTGCTATCGGTGCTGAAGGCACACACATTCTGCATAACGAGCCATTCGATCATGTGCCTTTTGCTGTGGTGTCACCAGTATTGATGCCTCACCGCCTGATTGGACGCAGCATCTACGACATGACTGAAGACCTACAGGTTATCAAGTCAACACTGATGCGTCAGTACCTCGACAGCGTTTACACCAGCACACTGCCTCGTATGGTTGCTGTTGAAGGTCAGGTAAATCTAGATGATTTGCTTGAGGGTACTGCTGGCGGCATCATTCGCGCTCGCCAGCCCGGTATGGTGCAAGCCATTACAGGCACTCCTGTAGGTGGCGAAGTGCGTCCTTTGATGGATTATCTGGATAACATCAAAGAACAGCGTACAGGCATGAGTAAAGCCTCACAGGGCTTAGATGCAAATGCGTTGCAGTCAACGACAGCTAGTGCGATTAGCGCGACTGTTCGTGGCGCACAGGTCAAGCTGGAAAGCTATGCACGGACAATGGCTGAGACAGGTGTGAAGTCTCTGTTTAAAGGCATCTTGCACTTGGTCACAAAGTACGACAACAAGCCACGCATCGTGCGTTTGCGTAATGACTTTGTGCCGATTGATCCGCGTGAGTGGACTAGCGAATACGATGTCGTGGTACAGGTAGGGCTTGGCACGGCTGACGATGAGCAGAAGATTGCATTCCTGACGCAGATTGCTGCAAAGCAAGAGCAGATACTGATGCAGTTAGGGCCAAACAATCCTGTTGTAAGTATGGCTCAGTATGTGAACACACTTCGGAGCATTGCTGAGATTGGTGGGTTTAAGGACGCTGATATGTTCTTTAGCAGCCCACAGCAGATACAGATGCAGCAACAGCAGCAGCAACAACAGCCACCACAGCCTGACCCAGCTATTGCTATGAAGCAACAGCAGATGGAAGCAGAACTGGCGCTGAAGCGTGAGAAGATGCAAGCCGATATTCAGCTAGAGCGTGAGCGCATGACGATGGAGATGGAACTTCGCCGTCAGGAGTTGCAAGCCGAAGCTGAGTTGCGTATGGCGAAAGCTGTGACAGATTCACAAATCTCAACCAACTTACCGCGAGTGTAAAATGCCAAATAAGATGAAAAGCAATAATCCGCCACGCCGCGTAGATATTCGCGGTCAAGATCACTTACTGGCTTACATCACGCCAGCGGAAGCACAGTTGCTTATGGACAACGGCGGCACAGGTGAGCCGGGGCCAATGGGTATACCAGCTTATCCAAAATCCGGCGGCAGTTATGGCGGAGGCGGCCGAGGCGGCCGAGGCGGTCGTGGCGGTGGCAGTGATAAAGGCGGCGATGGCGGCGGCGGCGGCGGCGGGCAGTCTGAAGAAGACTTAGATAACAGCGTCCAGCAGGATCTTGCGGCGGCCGCTGCGGCCGCGCAGGGCGTTGACTTAGGTAATTATGAGTTTGACGAGGGTTTTGACCCCACCTCTCGCCAAACGGCTAGAGACGTTTACGACACGATGATGGCTATTCGGACGGCGACTGGTATGTCTTCGAAAGCCGCCAGAGATCAGATAATGGGATACGCTTTAGACCAAATTCCGGGCAGACAGCGAAAGGCCAGAAACCTTATGTCTTTTCCTTTGAGTTTGTTCGGCAAGACGTATCGGGTGCCGTCTATTACTGGAAGTATTGGCGGGCTGCTTTCAAATTTTAATTTGAGTAACAT